TCAATCAAATACATAACAAGGGTATAGGAAAATTAAATGGGCGTAGAAGACAACCAATTTCAGATAGAAAACTTAAATGCAAACACATCATTCTTTGATTGGTATACCAAGACAAATGATGAGCTTATATCTAAGCTAAACAAACTAAAGATCTATGATATTGATATCGCAGGGTCCATGGTTGCAGGTGTCTCTGCTGAACTAGGAACCTCTGGTGGTCACACCGCAGGATTTATAAGTTTAGGTATTGCCGACAGTATACCTCACGGACTCACTATCGAGGGAGATCTGCTGGTCACGGGGGAAAATGTATTTAATCTTACTGCCACAGCAGCTACCGCAGGGTTGGTAGGTAAATTTGTCTGTGTTGATGATATGGGAGGGATTACATCGTCGTCAGCAAATCAGACTGGTGTAACCACTACACCATTCCACAAAAATGAAACTATCGGTATAGTAAAAAGTATTGTGGGTAATAATGTTCAGATCGTTGGTAGCGGTCTTTACACTGGATTTACCGGACTGACTAGTGGTCAAGCATACTTCTTAGATCCAAACATAATGGGTGGTTACACGTTAGGTGCTCCAACAACTACAGGACAAACAAAGAAACGGCTCTTTGTCTCTACATTAGGTACAACTACAGGTGTAATTCAAATAGGGGATTCTGACATCGTATAATAATGAGTATTCACAGAAAAGGTTGTAATTGTAATTGTAATAAAGAAACATTCAAATCTAGATTTTCTACTAAAAGAAAGAGTGTTAAAAAGGTGACAAATCCTTTCACAAAAATGCAGTTGTATGCTAAATCTCTTGCTTCACGAAGATTTTCAAATAGAAAGACGGATCAAGCGACAAAACAACTAAGATTTTTAAGTTGTTTTGGTGATAAATCTATTGGTGGACAGTTAAGTCCATGTGAGGAATTGAAAAATAGTGAAACAGAGGGAAAATTTTACTGTGGTGCATGTGGGTGTGGTGACAGAAAAGCAACTTGGTTGGAGGCAGAGAGTGAACACTATGCTAAATTGGATTATCCAACCCTAGCATGTCCATTAAAAATGCCAGGATTCAGTAATTATGATGGCTCTGATTCAAAAGAAAATATCAGGAAAAATATAATAGAAAATTATGATCCCAGTAAATTAATACAACTAAGAGTGTCTGTGAAATCCAAAGAATAAATTTGATATTTTAGATCTCAAAATCCCCTAAATAACTAAGAGGTGTAAATATGTCAAATCCAAATTCAAGAGAAACCCTTATTGATTATGCTCTTAGAAGACTCGGTGCTCCAGTTGTCGAGATAAACGTAGATTACAAGCAAGCAGAAGAGCGTCTTGATGACGCACTAGAATACTTTTCTGAACGTCATTTTGATGGTGTTGAAAGGTGTATTTTTGCATATCAGATTACACAGGAGGATATCGATAATCAGTATATCCCAACAGGTAATATACAAAAAGCAATGGGGTTTGGAGACGCTCCCGGTCCTAGCGGAAAAGATCTACTGTCTATTGTTCGGGTATTTAAATTTGGAGCACTTGCAAATCAAGACATGTTTGACATTCGGTATCAGTTAGCTTTGACTGATTATTTCGGAATCAACCGTGGTCTAGGAATGGCTAGTTCACTAGGTTTAGCTGGATATGATAGCACTATGAGATATATTAGTATGGTAGAGCAGTTCTTTAATCCAGAGCATATTATACATTTCAGTAAAGTAACAGATAGACTTATAATGGATACAAATTTAGCTAAGGATTGCTCCCCCGGACAATATGTTGTTATTGAAGGATATGCCACACTAAACCCAAATGACTACCCAAAGATTTTCAATGATCGTTATCTCAAAGAATATATTACTGCGCTAATAAAACGACAATGGGGATCAAACCTATCTAAATTTGATGGTGTTCAGATGCCTGGTGGTGTTACACTACGTGGTGGTCAGCTATACCAAGAGGGATCAGCAGAAGTTGCGGCACTCGAACAACGAATGCAATCTGAATATGAACTTCCACCACACTTCATAACGGGATAATATGGCACAAAATCCATACATCAGAGATGTTAATAGCGAACAGAATCTTCTAGAAGATCTGAATGCTGAGTTTATTCGTGCTCTAGGAAGAAACTGCTATTACATTCCAAGAACACTGAATAATTATGATCCAATTTATGGTGAAGATACTGTGTCATCATTTGATCAGGCATATCTTATTGAAATGTATATGGAAAACCCACAGTCATTTGGTGGGGATGGTGATATAGTAGGTAAGTTTGGTATTGATCTTAGAGATAAAGCAACTTTTAGAATTGCAACCAGAACATTCGAAAGAGAAGTCACAAAAAGAGATGCCACCATTGTTCGCCCACGAGAAGGTGATTTGATTTATTTTGTTCTCTCTGATTCTCTTTTCGAAATAACATTTGTTGAACATGAAAATCCACTCTACCAATTAGGGAATCTATACTCATTCCTCGCATTTAGTGAATTATTTGCCTATAATAACGAAGAATTTGATACTGGTATATGTGAAATTGATGAATGTTTTGCACGACAGAGAAAAGAGCGAGCACAGATACTCTCTATGGGTGCACCCACAGGGACAGAAAATACTACAAGTGAATACCTTGAAGGTGAGACTATATTCCAAGTTGGTGGAACCTTTGGTACGTTTGCTACTATTGATAGAGCAACTGCAACAGCACAAGTAATTGATTGGAATTCTGATACAAGTAAATTAACTATTGGAGCCATTTCAGGATCTTTTGAGATGCAAGACTCCGGATCTTCTGTTAAAGGTCTAGAAAGTAATGCAGAAAGATTCGCGGGGTCTGTGGGTGATGCAGACTTCTTTAGTCAAATAAATACTGAAGATGAATCACTTCAAGGTGATAATGAAGACATACAATTAGAAGTTGAAAAAGACGATCTGATTGATTTCTCAGATAAAGATCCTTTTTCTGGTGGTAATTATTAGTGTTTAGCTATTATAATAATGAATCTCTTAGAAAATTAGTTGTTGGATTTGGTAATCTTTTCAATGATATGTACGTTGGTAAATACGACAAAGACGGTAATCTTACGGAGAAGGATAGAGTTCCTTTAACCTATGGACCAAAAGAAAAATTCATTCGTAGAATTAAAGAAGTCAGCACTATTTCTGATGTCACTCGATCAAGAATAACTCTCCCACGTATGGGATTTGAGATGTTGGGTATGAGCTATGATCCAACAAGGAAAGCAAATAAGCTAAGAAGAACTTCTGGTACAGTTTCTGATGGGGAAGCTCAGTCTGGGTTTTCAGCAGTTCCATACCTTGTTAATTTTGGTTTATATACATTTACCAGAAACATAGATGAAAATCTACAACTTGTAGAACAAATATTTCCATACTTTAGTCCAGAATTTATAATATCTGTGAACTTTAATGCTGTGGATAAAGCTGTGAACATACCTATCATATTAACAAGCACTGGTCATTCTGAAATATATGAAGGTGATTTTTCTGAAACAAGAAGCATCACAACAACATTTAGTTTTATAGCAAAAACATATGTCTATGGAAAAATCGCACCCTCCCCCGTTGTTACTGAATCGGAAATTCGTTTCTTTGATGATACTGATGAAGGGGGAGTCTGAATGACTAGAAGAGCTATCGGTATCACTAAAATAAGGAGCAATAATCAAATAGGTAGATTTGATATAGAACAAGTAACAGGACCATTATCAATTGATGGGTATTGTCCATTATATACTACTTCTCGCGCTGCTGTTGCAGCTAGTCCCTTCCCTGATATGGTCCGGCCCGGTGAGAAAACAGTTGGATATCATGTACACGTTCTTAACGGAACTAGGTATTATATGCCAAATGGTTTGAAAATGGGAGAAACACAATTCCATGGTGACTGCCCGGGTATAATTCCCAGTCCCGGTGATGCCACAGAATTTGATCCAGATGCAGTACCCCGCATAATTGTTGCTGGTGGAAAATTAGATTTTCCATACAAGCCATCTCTTGTACAAGATGGATCTAAGTATAGCATGTATTATATCTCACAGGGAGCGATGGGATTGACCGAAGACATAGAAGCATATAAAAATGAGACGGACGAAGAATTCCGAGAACGCATACAAAACTATCTTGCAGGTAAAGCAGTTTTCAATTCTGAAACCGCAAATACACTTGACAGATGGATAGATTTGTATGGTGAAGATCCTACTGTGGTCAGAAGCACGTATCTCAATGAAAAAACTACAGGGTGGATTCTTCTTGATTGGGAAAAACCAATAAATCTTGGTAATTTACTCAATGTATCT